TTTTAGAGACTCAGCAAAATCTTTTCTTACTTCCTTTGTCCCCTCTAAGCCACCCTTAAAAAATCTAAGGGAGTTGGTATTGACATCTAAGCTTCTTCCGAGCTTATCAGCCATTGCAGCAGTTTCATCAGCAGATCTTGCGAGATCACCTATAAGAGATCGTGATGCTCCATCAACCATTCTTTTGGTTTCACCAAAGAGTGTACCGAACTCCTCTTGAGTAGCCTGCAGTGTAGGAAGGACACCCTTGTCATACATTGCTTGAAAGGCATCTGCAAAACCTGAAGCTGCTCCTATGCCAAGAGACTTAAAAACTTCATTAAAATTAGACCCTTTAAAAGCCACTTTATCTAATTCGCTGCCTATCTTGACTAAGCCGCCTGCTAAGCCTCCGGCTATAGCAGCTTTTGCTGCAGTTTCGAGAGCGCTTGTCATGTCATTAGTAGACATCGCAGCGGAAGCAGCTGATTTTCCGTAACTCTTAGCTGCGTCACCTGCTTGCTTAATTATAGCCTTAGCAGTGTTGACCCTTTGTTGTTGGGCAGTTGATAGACCGCCAGTTCCTTCTGCTTCGATCTGAGAAACGAGATCTCTTAGTTTTCTTAATCTTTCTGTTGTGACAGCAATGGCATCAGAAGCACCTTGCCCTGATAGTTCTTCTAACTTTTCAATAAGATTATTAAGATCTGCCATGCTCTACACCAGTTTGGGGAATTTGCTTATCAGCATTTATTAAATATACAGTTACGTAAATCTTCGAATCCTAGAAGGACTTTCTGTTCTAGAGTTCCCCATCAGCGCTCTAGATGTTGGATCGTTTTGGTGTGCAGCTCTGGTCTGAGCAGATTCACCCGCTTCAGCTGACTTCTTAAATTCTTTGTTTATTCTATCAATAAACCAGTTGCGATATTGAATCGGCAACTTATATGCTTCGGTGTAAGTAAAGCCACCGTAATACATCAGAAGAAATGTTTGTTCTAGGTAGATGTCTCTATCACTAGGTTTCAGGCCAAAAAAACGATGGGCCTATCGGAAGGCCCACCTCCTCATCGTAGCCGCAATTAATGCATGTGAAGGGTGCTGACATTAGCACCGAAGGCTCATGAGCGTCAATGTACCTTCTCAGTGTGAGAGAGTCTCTAGCAGGCATGTTTCTAATAAACTGATTGATCTTACCACCTGAAGTTTCGCCATCGATAGAAACAATTACTCTCTGGAGCCTATCTGTTACCAAGCTGTCTGCAGCGAAGCCTTGCTTTCTCTTTCTCTCTGCGAGAAGTGCTTGCTCTTCCTCATCTTCACCTGTTGCAAATCTAAAGTGAACTGTCTTTCCTGACATGGGCAACTTAAATGCGAACAAGTTTGTGTTTGGCTCAACAGGCTGGAGATCGAGGGTTCTAATTGGGAGCTCAGCCAAATTATGCTCGCATTGTTGATGCGTTCCGCATGCTGGGCAATCAAGCTCAATATTATAATCAGCACCGTATCCCGTAATTCTAAGAGCGATCATGACTGCAGTGCGATCCCCGCTAAGCATGGATCTCGTATCTATTGTCTTGTCCATCAAGCAAGAGGAGAGCAAATGTGAGATAACTGTTCCTTGCTTAATAAGAGCTCTTGACGTGAGGATATCTTCCTCTCTTGCCGTCATTGCCCTGATTTCAACGGCAACTTTTCCGTGAAGTGGATGCCCTACAGGATACGCCAGGCCTTGAGAAGGCAGAGGTACCTGTTCAACAGGAATGTCAAATCCTAAATCCTGCTGCATTCTCTCAATGGAGGGCTGCATCATCTGCTCATGCATACCCCCATCAGTAAAGATATCATTTTTACGAGACATACTGGTGTCCTTTCAATTCATGTATATTGTATGTTAACGTGAGAGAGACGTTAAACGAAGACACTACTTTTTTATCTTGCTCTCAAAGAGCAATCCATGCAGTTTCTTGTATTGTCTTCTAATCTAGTATTGAAGGACGCAGTTGTCAAATCTCAGGGTCATCTGAATATCTGCAGGAGCTTCAGAGTTGTAATCCAAGTCTGTACCAAAGTTAGCATTTGTAATAAATGCGCCCTTGATGTCCCAGAGCTCAACAACTGTACCTACTGGATCCAACATCTTGATCTGGCAATCACGCTTGTAAAAATCAGCGTAGCCTGCTCGACCTGATACAGACTCAAAGTGAGTTCTCACCCACTCCATAACCTGCTGTGCGCCGGAAGGGGCGATAGGATCATAGAGAGAAACAGTCATTGTCTGGAACGTAGTTCTTCCTGTGACGTAGCGTGTGTGGTTAATGAACTGGATTGCTTGGTCGTTTGTTTGGATCTGTGGGCGGGCTGCGGTCTTCATTAAGAATGCATCAATGCCTTCTATGGCAAAAACCCATCGAAACTTGCGTTTCGGTTCAAACTTATTTGGAAGCATCTCTGCGACTGATAGTGTTTCTGCCATTACAAGCTCCTAACATCTCTCTCATTATAAATATACATCACACCAAAAAATATTCTCATGTGAATTAAATTCCTTCTACACCCGCATTTGTGACGACGAAGTCGAGAGAGATGAATTCGGCGGTTCGGGTTGGCTGGATAAAGATTTTACCTCTTACGATGTTGTTTTCAACATCAGCTTGAGATGTCGTAGAGGCATCGATAATAACCTTGAATCTATCAATACCTGCGTTCTGCTGTACATTCTGCAAGATTGGTCGAACTCGAGCACTAAGCCTTGCGAGTGTTGCTTCTCTATTTGGCTCGAACAAGATCTGATTTGCTGCTTGACGCACCGAGCGCCTAATGTCGATGAGAAGTCTTCTTACGTTCACTCTATCAAGTGCGGATGCAGCTTGTTGCAGAGTTCTTTGACCGAAGACCACCGGACCAGAATTCGGGAATGTCTGGATTGGGTTGATCTTAGCATTGTTCAGATCTTGAACGTTTTCTTCATTCAGCTTGGTCTTGACTTCGGATACGCCGGCAAGTGCGCCTCTGCTAAATCCTGCAGGTGCGAACCACGGGAACGCGACCCTATCATTTGCAGAGAATGCCCCAAGAACAGCCACAGATGGCGGAACAACAACAGAAGTTGTCTGGGTTCTAAGGACCTTGGTTTGTGTATCCAATGATTTCTGGTCAACTTCCATTGTAACATCTGGGAAGTAAGCTGCTGCAAAGGATGAGTCAAGATTTCTACCGTTAAAGGCTGTGACTGTATTAGCAACGCTAATCTTATCTTTCTGGATTGAGGACGTAACGACAGTATTGACGTTATCTCTCTCTTCGATATCCATAAGGTAGAGAGCATCAAATCTGTCTTCAACCTTCAAGATTGCTTGATCAGTAATCACCTCTTGTCTAATACCTGGGATTGCAAGAAGCTGAATGTCTACATCAGACTTGTCAGCCATCACATCAAGTGCCTTGAAGTAAGCAGCTACAGTTGGACCATTTCTTTGTCCTCGATTTGAGTCATCCATCTCTCCCTTAGCTGCATCTTCTGTGAGATTTGCAGAGCTAGAATCGAAGATGTTTACGCCATCGAATCCACCCTGAATTGGGAAAGAGAACTTAGAAACGTTAGAAACCTTTTGATCACCAGTATCATCAACAGACCATGCTCGTGTCTTATCTGCTTCATTTGGAACGATGCTTCCTTGTCTAACATATCTCCACTCCTTGAGGCCTGTACTTGATGCATCTGCTTTATCGCCAGAACCTGTGAGAATCTGGACGTTCTCAAGAGTAAAGATGTTGTTATTGAATCTATCTGCGTCAAACACAATCCCTGCAGAATCTGGCTGACCTGCATTAGAACCTGTGATCACGTTCATATTAGCGCTGTTTAAGCCGTAAAAGTTCGGGAAGAACTTGGTGTGACTTAAAATTGTAGGCTCAGCTTGAGAATCCTCATTTGGCTTAGAAGTCGAAGACTTTCTCTGGAATTGAACGCCCCAGTAAAGGGAAGCCTTTGACTTAGCAGTTGCAGTTCCAGACGCCAACAATAGTGTCTCTCTAAATGGTACTGGAGGCTCAACCGTTGCCTTCAGTAGCTCAGATGTGTGTGTTTGAAGATCATTGTCTGGAACTGCTGTAAGTGGTGCAGAACCAGAAGTGATCAAGTGATCGAGACCTCTAAATCCTACTGGGAGGGCTGTTGCATCAATATCGCCATTTTCAACGTCAGAGTCAATCTCAACTCTAATCAAATTAGATCTGCTTGCGTACTTTCCTTCAACAACAACTTTTTGAAATCCTGTTTGCTGTTCAAAGTCGTAGAAGACATTTCTATCGCCAATGATTCTTCCGATGTATCTATCAGCACCTGGATCAAGAGACAGCCCACGGAAAGCCTCAAGAGGAATCTGCTTACTAGGCTCGTCTTGATCGAATAGATCTCTGACTACAAGATCGAATGTTCCGTAATCATTATTAGGATCAGAAGACTTTCTCACATTCTCAATTGAGATCTTAAACTTGGTATTCGCACCGGTAGGATCAGATG